AGTTTTTGCGTTTTGAAAGACCAAGCGTAAATCAAGGTCTGGGTATTGCTCTTTGACTAACAGTAACTTCTGTCTGTCTTGAGCTGTTCTGAAGCGGCCCTTAGCTTCAATCACCATGTTTCCTATTACAAAGTCAGGCGTATACTTTGCCTTCCTCGATGGAACCATGTAGCTGATCTTAAGTGTCTCGTAGGAGAACTCTACGCCGCTATCAGTCAGTTGTTTTGCTATTTTGTCTTCAAGCTTTGAACGATACTTAGCTCTTTCTAAAATAGGTGAATTAGATGTCGAGCGCGCTTGTTGTCTCGAAAGCACTCGTTGTTTCTGCATTACTTAAGTCCACCTCAAAACCATCTTCAACATCATCGAAAGCACTTGAACCACCAGATGCTAACTTGATGACTTGAGCTTGCTTAAGGCGTAACTTAATGCCTTCTTCCTTCTTAACTTCCCAAGGGTATACTTCAGCAACTACTCGTAACTCTGAGCCACCACCAACTTCAAAACTGTCAGGTAGTGAGTGGTTCTTTGAGTCAAATACAAGTGGCTTATATTTACTTGAAGTATTGATGAGGTACATACCGTCAACTTTAGAGTCAGCGGTGATAGGGAGCTTTACATTCTTAGTCTTGAATGGATAATCCTTAACAGCATCTAAAAGTTTTGCTTTGAATACTTCTGCTGTCTTCTTGTCTACTCGTAGCCATACTTTGTAGCCACCATACTTCTGATCTTCTTTAAGCAGGAATGGTAGAACTGCTGTTCCTACTGGTGTTGTAATAAATGCTTTACTCATGTGTTTCCTTTGATTAGTGAGCAAAATAATAGCCGCCAGAGTGTGCCTTCTCGATAACGTCCAGTGGCACTGGATACCCAAGATCCAGTAGCGTCCCAGCCATGATTAAGGCGTCTGTTGGCGTCATGTTTTCTAAAGCTGGGAATTGACTGAAGATTGCTTCAATCTCTTCCATTGTTAGTGGTTGGTCTTCTTCATCATCCTCAAGCGAAGGCGTAGTCGGCATGTAATATTTCCTCGATTGCTAGTGTTCCTTTAGAAGGTAAATCTGGAAGCTTGTATCCATCAGTAACTAAATGGACGCAGTTTTCCTGTCTTATTTGCTCTAAAGGAGTGTTTAGTGTGTAAAGCTCTACAAAAGTTCGTTTTATTAAGTGCCGAAACTTTACAGCGTCATTCGGAAGACAGCCGAAACTGTCGTGAACGAGAGCTACGCTGTTTATATTTTCTCTCTTTGCTTCAAGAACTACCATCATCAAGTGACAAGCGTCGTAACTATGAACAAAAGATGGAGCTACTGCTTGAGAAGCAAGTTGCTTAGAGATACCAGCAATTTCGTACATGGTTCTAGGCTTTAGTCGTATTTTGATACCTTTATCGTGTAAAAAAAGGTCAATACATTTTGTATCTGTATTGGGACACCTCAACATAACTGGAAAATTTAAAGGAGTAGTCCAATATGTTGGTGAACCCTCATGAGACATCACTCTTGCAATCTGTTGCAAGTAACGCATGACCTTTGCAGGTCTGTTTACTGTTTCAACAATTGCATCATAAGTTAAGCCAGAAAGGTATCGAGCAGCAGCATATCCACCATCATCACCAAATGGATGTTTCTCTATGTCACCAGAAAGCACCTGTAACTGAAGAGGACGCATAGTATCTTCAAGTATCTGCTGCTGCATTCCAGAACGCTTAGAGGAATAGCTAAATGTCATGGTGTTACGTTTTACTAATGACCTTGTGACACCATAGTCCGAGAGCATCTTAGCAAGCTCAGAGATACGCACTGTCCTTGACTCAGTTTCAGACACGCGAAACTGAAGTGTTTCTTCAGACAACAAGTCTTGCTCAACTTTAGCTTTCACATTGTCAGCTACCGTCTGATAGATGTCCGCTGGCATCTTAGAGGCCAGAAGGTTCACCAAAGCACCTGTGTCAGAGCAGTTACTTTGAGCTGCTAAATGCTGAAGTCCAGAGCAGGAGCCATCAAAAGAGACTGGTATGTGGACTGGAAGGCCCTCTAGAGCATCAGCCAAGGCTATACAGGCTGCAACAAACATGAAGGGCTTGTCAGCTTTAAGCCACCACATGTTACTTAAGGGTAACCTTCCAGTCGCAATAAGAAGCTCCAAGTTATCGTCTACCCACCAAACACGTTCATCAAAAGATTGCTTAGAGACTTTGTTAAAGTCACCAGTGTTCGCTACGTGAACTTTAAGCCAGTAAAGGCCCTCACTAGTTAGCACTTGTCCTTCGTTGAACATGAACATAGCTCGTATATGGTCCTGCCGCTGAAACTGAAAGTGCGGAATGCCATACACTCGCCCTCTGTAGTCGAGATTGTGGGGTATCCAGAAAGGACTATCTGCTAGAGCATCTGCCATAGCGAAGTCACGAGAGAGAACTATTCGTTCACCTAAGTAACCACGGTTAACTGTAGCAATCTCTGATGCTTTACGTTTCCAAGCCTTCTGTTGGTTTTCTGTCATATCATCCCATGCACAAGGTTTCTCAGGCATAGGAATATCTTTGAGTGCTGGTAGTCCCTCTACACGCATATTATTGGTGTAACAGTGACGCACTAGATCAAGGATAGGCTTATTGATACGCCATTGTGTTGCTTGAGCGTGATTTAAGGCCTCTAGCACAGAAGGCATAAGGCCAGAGTTAATAGCTTTATCTACGTGAGCTTTAACTGGCTTTTGATAACTTCTGATTAAACCATAAGGAATATTGTCTATGTGAAGCGTAGACTTTTCCCAAGATATAACATCACCAGTAACTGGAATGCCTATGACATTACGCATAATAATTGACGAAGTTATTTCGTCTAATTGAGCTAAAGCGTCTTCAGTCAAAGATAATCTATTTTGACTATCAAGACAGAAAGCTTGTCCAGACAAAAGCCCCTCTAGTAACCACTTTCCAGCACTAATTCTCTCAGCGTCACTCCAATCTTCAAACTTAAAGTCCTTAAGTTTACGAGCGAATGCCCTGAGTGCAGCTCTTCGTTGCTTTATGCTGCTATTTTTAGACTTAGCCAAAGCTTCAAGTCTCTTAGCTTGTAGTTCATCATACTGCCCTAAAGCATAGCCATAGCACTCCATGTAAGCGGCAGTGCCAAGCTGTCTTAAGGCATAAGCTAAAGACTGATTTTCATGACAAAGGGCAGAGATACCAGAGTTTAACCCAAGAACTGTCAGTTTCTCTGGTTCTAACGAAAGTAATGACCTTTGTTTACCTCTGAAGCCTCTGTTTTTCTTAGCCTTTTCTATTAGGTCTGTGAAAATGGAGATATAGCTACCATACAAAACTTGAGTAAACTCTAGTCCTTCTTGAGTATCTCCTTGTCCTAACCTTTGAACAGTCTTGGACTGCTTGTGGGTCTGTCTTTCTATGGTCAGGTCTAATGCGTCCATACAATCCTCATTGAGCTGAGAGAGCGGCGTATATGCTATAAGCGGTGTGAGTTCCAAAAACGTATTCCAAGTGCTTGATTTTAGTAATCCTTCTGTAACTATCATCTATCAGTTCCTAAATTACCACGCACCTAGTAACAGATGTGTAACTACCAGTCAAATGTTCTCTGTAGGTTCTACAAAGACACTTGACACATCCTTTTGTTATCTCTAGGGGTCTTCACCTTCTGGGGGAATGTCCCGAGCGGCAAAGGGGGCGGACTGTAAACACCTGTTCCCAAACGGTTTTCTCGTTTTTACTTGTGTTTCTACCGCTGGTTTACCTTCGTTACCACGCAGATTACCACTAGCGTTTCCACTGATTACCATCACATCTGTAGCTTCTCTCAGAGCCTCATCTGAGGCGTGAGCGTATCTCTGAGTTGTCGCTAAGTTACGATGGCCGAGAAGCTTCGCAACAGTAAGACTTGGTATCTTCTTTGCGGTCATGATTGTCGCTGCTGTGTGTCGCAGCCCATGCAATCCAATGTCATCTTTAGTTCCGACTCCTACACATGCGCGATGACATGCGCGTAGCAATAAGTCGTAATCTGGCATTCCAGTAGCCGCTAAGTCTTTCAGCCTGTGACCTAACCCAGAGGGTAGGGGAATGGCGCGACTATGGTTGGTCTTTGTGGTCTCTGCTTCAAGAATAATTGTGCAGCGGTCAGCCTCATCGAACTCGATGTTCTCAGGTTTAATCGCAAGGAACTCTCCAGCGCGCATACCAGTGATTAAAAGTATCTCTAGGCACAGAGCAGTCGAAGGTCTTTCGTTATCTCTTAGACACGCGAGGAACGCTGGTATCTCTGAGAGACGCAAGTGCTCGATGCGTCCTTCACTCTCTTCAAGCTTAGGTATCGGAGGCATACCTGGGATTAACTCTCGTTTCCAAGCCCACCTAAGAGCTTTAGATACGGTCATCATATAACGATTAATTGTCTTGTTGCTGTAGTTGCTTTGTACGCGTAGGGCTTCTTGAAGTCGCTCTAGTGCTGCATAGCGAACCTCAACAACAGGTGTCATTGGTCCTAATAGCGCGAGGCAAGTGCGCCATCGTTTATAGGCGTAGTCACCATCTTTTTGACCAGCCCATAGCTTGGACCCAGCGTCTTCTTCTAGGTCACGCATACGATAGGTCTTGTCGCGCGTGACAGATTGCTCACCAATAAATAGTAGCTCGTGTTCAATACGTAGAGCGTCTTTGTAACTGTTAGTTCTGACAACCTTTCGATTGCCACCTACAGTGACTTCAACCTTCCAGACACCTGTAGGTCTACCGTTCCTTTTCTCTAC